AATCTCTTCAATAATTTCTGATGATCTAGTTTTTTGTTAGCTAAATCAGGAACTGAGATTTTAAATGTTCCATTTCCTGTTGCATCTACGAAATCACCATTTACAAGATCTGGTAGAGAGTTTGCAAGACGAATATTATTTGAACTTACACGACTTACATAATAATTCTTTCCATCAATTAACTGACCCAAGAAACCACTGATAACATTATATGTGACAACTTCCCCAGAATAAAATCCATGATCAGCAGCACCCTCTGTTACCTGTATCAACTGTATAACGTCGCCGCCAGTGGCGCCAGTCCACGTTACAGAACGGTCTGGAGCAACTATGGGTTCATTACCTAAACTTGGTAAAGATGGCGAGGCAACGTAGACATGAGGATGTGGTGGTAATGCTAACGCATTGTCACTATCATGGTCATATGTATTCTGAACATCAGTTGTATATTTGTTAATATTAGTGTGAAGAGAACTATTTCCTTTCTTTAATCTTCTTCTTATAGATGCAATATTAAATTCACCGATGCCAGGCAAATCACCTAAAATAAATGTCGAACTACTAACAACACTTAAAACACGACCAACTCCTAATAAAATATTTTGACCATCTAAAACTTCAACTGCATCTTCCTCTAAAAATCCATGATCAGACAAAGTTGTAATATTAAAACTACTACTTGACTGTCTTGTAATTGTTTTTGGAGTGAATTTTACACATGTGTTGTAAACATAAGATCCAAAATTAGCATCCTCAGAACTTTTATTAATACCAAATGACCCAACTTGGATCTTATCTCCCTTATTAAAATAAAATGTAGTATCAGGAATTGGAAAGTCTTTTAGGACACCTGTAATTAAAACTTCTATTTTATTTGTATTACTTGCAAAAGAGTATCCATACGCAACATTATTATATCTGACATCATCACCAATACTTAATTCATCAGTGGCCGTTGGTAATCCGACAAATTGATTTGCAGTTTTACTTGTATAAGTTACAACTCCAGCAACACTCGCTGTTGGTAGAGATATAGAACCACTCGTAGGAAATCCAACTGTGGTATCAACTGTAATTGTAGTTGCACCGATTGATACAGGGTCTGTGACACGAGTTCTGCCTGGAACTATAAAGTTACCATCAATTGAATCTTGTGATACACTAATCTGATAGTAATGTTCTCCTCCATATAAAAAATCTTTTACATCTGATATCGCACCAGAGGCACCTCGAATATTTTTATCATCGTCATCCGCATCTTGAAAAAGTGTCGATCCTTTTAAGTTACGAGGATCTCCAGTAATGGGTTTAACAACAAAATCCTGTGCAAAACCATAATCAGCATCAGATGGTTTGATTAAAAAATCAGATGGTTTAATAATATTAACTTCTTTACCATATAAAGCTCTGAATAATATTTTGTATGACTCTTCAGTTCCTTTCGTACGATAAAAATCTTTAATTTGACGAATAAATTTAACTTGGTCTATATTACTACTTAACTTACGATTCTCAAAACCACTTGCATAAGTTGTTTTTAATTTACCAAAAAATTCACGAATAAAAAGATTTGATAAATTATGAACCTTACTACCACCAGTGTGAGATGCACCTACAGTTGTATTAAAAGACAATAGATCAGGTCTTGTAGGTTGATCTAAATTATCGACACCACTAAATCCACGAACACAACCAGTAAATGAAGTTGTGCCGATTCCAGTATATGTAATAATTTCATCATCAATTTTTATCAGTCCATACTTACTTGGATATCCTTTTGTTGAATCTACAAAGATCGTGTCTGAATAGGATTCTGTATCTGTTGATAGTCCAGTATATTCAGTAAGTGCTGCACCAACATATGTTTGTAGTTTAGTATATCTGTCAAGATTCTCAGCAATATTGATTGATCCACCTTGATATTCTTGAGAGATATAGTATTGCTTCATGAAATCCACAAAAAGTGGACTTTCAGATTGTACAAACTCAGGCAACTGATTCTCAATTACCTGATTGATTTCAACTCTTTGTATTGATGTGTCTATCATTAATATCCGCCGCTATAGCTAGATCCACCGCCTGATGAAGGTGTGGAAGATGTATTAGTTGATGGGGTTGATGTAGTGGTTGCAGTTCCGTAAGTTCCACCAGTTGTAGTTCTGGTTGCAGTCGAAGACGCTGTTGATGGGAGAATTGCAGCAGCTGTAGAAACTGGAGAATTTGATTTTCTCGTGAAAGTTGGAGTATAATAACTGTGTGTGTGAACAAATCTTGATCCAGACGTATTTTCACCCGATGCAATTAAATCTTGAACCATATTAATGGTAGTATTTGTCATATCAAACTTAACATATAAATCACGAAGACCAACAATATCGTTTGAGTGTGGAATTGCTTGTATTTCAATTACACCGTTTGCAATCACTGTTGAAAGTATATTTACAGTATCTATAAGAACTTCACCAGTCATATAATCCACAGTTCCAGCATTTTTCTTCACGATATTAGGAGTTCCACCCTCTGTATATGTGAAGAAGAATATTCTACCTTTTTCACGATTAATTACCTCATCAGCGAGGTAAACAGTTCCTGTTACACCTTCAATTGTAAATCCTGTTGATACTACATTATAAGCACTCTCTTGAGTGTGGAACATGTTACCATAACAAACTTCATATTGTGCAAATTGACCTAAAACTGCTTTTAGATTACGTCGAATCGTAACTAAAGTAATATTTGATGTAATTGATGAGTCAACACTATCAATTAAAGATACCGCCTTACTATATTTAAATCTACCACCAAATTTATTCACATCAATTGATCGTGAGTATTGAGTTAAAGCATTTGACACGCCCGTTTTAAGATTTTCTGAACTATCATTTAAACTTGGGTTATAATATGGTGTTGTATTCAATTCAACATACAAATACTTTAGATCAATGAATTCTGGTACAATTCCAGCAACTGCATAACTCTTTAATCTCTGAATTAACTCCCTTTTTGTCTCATCTGATAGAAAATCACCATTTCGAGGTTTGACTGAAATGAAAACTTTACCAAAACGAGGTGGACTCATCTCTTCACCACCAAAAGCAGTTACAGATTCCACATTTGGGTAAATATATCCTAAAACAGACTCGTAATCAGACGACGTAACTGCACGATACTGAGAAGAGTAAATTCTTGGTGCAAAATACTTAATTGAAGAGATAGATTCAATGTCATCACCATCTCTTGACTTTTCATCAGTTGAAACAAGTGAAATAAGGTCAGCATTGATCGCAGCACCATCTTGATTTGTGATATTACCGACAAAACTAAATTCTGCAGCACCATTTCCATCTCTTCCATCAGTTACAATGTAAGAAACTGTGATTTCATTACTATTTGACAGTTTTTTAGCAATTACATCATCACCAAAGATCAATTCATACCTTTCATCTTCAATTTCTTGTAATAAGTAAGAATTTGATGTTGATGTTACACCTACAATGTTATCAATTTGTTTATATGTAATTGATGAAGTTGATGCGGAGGATGATTTAACTTTAACTTTGATAGTTGACGTATCAATAAAGGAATTATCAAGAATATACCTTTGATTGAACAAGGAAGTATCAACGGTAAAAGTTTGTGTGATAAAAACACCTTCATATATTTCAATATTTGTAAATTCTGCAAATCCATTCACAACAGGGACTGTAATGTCCTCTGGAATACAAAATATGAAGTTTGTATTCTCTCCAGCACCATTACAAATGACTCCAGCGTTAATTGTAAGAGTTGATGTGTCTACTAAACCATCTACAGTAAAAGATATTCTTGCTCTTGATGATCTACGAGACCTTGGAACATATCCAATGTTTCTGGCAAGTGCAACAACGTTTTCTCGAAGTGTAGCGGAGTCAAGAAAACACTCGTTTGCTGCCATATTGGTATTATAAGCAGTCGTATAGGTATTATATGCTAATGCGTCAATAACAATTGAAAGGTTTGATCCCTCAAAGTCATAATCTGTAAAATTAGTATTCGCCCTCAGATAATCTCTGATGGATGTCTTGATTTGATCAAAATCTAAATTAACATATTGTCCAAAGGCCATTATACTCTAGCAGGGAATAAGAGAACGTCTACTTCTTGTGTTGGAGCGGGAAGACCAACAATATCATATTGAACTGTACAGTTCATTTCATTTCGATCTGGTGCAACTTGCACAGTTACCTCAATATTATCAATTCTAGGTTCATAGTTAAGTAAAGATGATTTAATTTCATCTGTAATTCTTATCTCACTTAAATTTGTATTTAAATCAAACAAAGATTCATTAATAACTGAACCAAATAGAGGTACAAATGGTTTTTCTCCAAGAATTGTAAAAATTATGTTTTTTACAGACCTTTTTATAGCATCTTCATTACGAATAGTCACCACATCATTCGTCACAGGATGACGTTTGAAGGATAAGTTGATATCTTTGAATGCCTTAGAAGCCACTATTTACACAAAAAGTTTCCTGTTTTT